CCAGCAGGTCGTGCGGTGTCAGCATCTTCCGCTTCCGCACGTCCTCGCCAAAGGCCGGCGTCCGGTGGTTGATGATGTTGGTCGCGTGCCAGGCCAGCGCTTCCATCAGACGGTCATACCGCCGGCGCCGGCCCTCCAGCGCCAGCTTAAATTCCCGCCAAGTCATGCTCCAAAACACATCGAGAGGGATGTCATGCTCCCAGCACAGCCGCTGGTACTCGTCGTAGGGCAGGCTCTGCCCCTCCGGGGGCTCTACGCTTCCCCCTCGTCATCCTCGCCGCCGGTGTCCTCGCTCTCGGCTTCCTTCAATCCTGCCGCCTCCAGGCCCTCGATAATCTTGTTGATGTAGTAGGCGACCTTGGCGACCTCCAGGTGCTGCAGCGCCTTGGTCGCTGCCCCGCGGCCGTTGGCGGGGTTGGACAGGCCCGCGGCCAGGGCCTCCCGGATGACGTAGAAGCCGATATTGCCCTCCGATAGCATCTTGACGAAGGACTGCCCGAGCCGCTGGTCCAACTGCGCCAGCGCGTTGAAGTCGTACCGAAGCTGGTATGTCTCGCCGCCGATCTCAATGGGCACATAGCCCCTCTGTTGATTTGCCATGGTATCCCTCCGTCAAATGATTGGGGGCGGCGCCGTGGCCGCCCCGTCCGTCTTAGTCCTCCACCGACGTCTGCTCGCCCGTGGGCTTGAGCGTCACCGACAGAACCAAGCCGCCTTCCAGCTCAGCCGTGACCCGCGCGTTCATGACCACAGCCTCGAACTGCTCGGGCTGAATGAACGCGGGATGGTCGACCTGGAAGGACAGCGTCTGTCGCACCGATGAACGAAGCTTCTGGTGGGTCGGCTCGTCGGGGTCGTAGTAAAACTCCAGCGTCCTCTCCACGGTGTCGATGAGCCCGCCCAGATACTCCCGGCGGCCTCCCGGAGAATCGTGAGCGGTCACCTCAATCTGCTCGGCCTGCTCCTCGGCCAGAACGGGGTCCCCCCGAAGACCGGGGATGAGTGTCTTCGTACCGCCCTCCACCAAATAGATCTGTGCACCAAAACCCGCATGCTTAGACATTTATTCTCTCGACCTCCTGATCTCAATTTCCTCGCCGCCGAACTCCTCAGCGATGGCNTGTGCGAATCGCACCGTCAACCGCTGAGCCAGCTCGGCCCGNTCCATCACGCTCAACTGCTCGGACTCGATGTCCAGGAGAACAGAAAAGGCAGCCAGTTGGCTGCCTCTGCCCTGAACAGCTCGTCCTNTCGCCACATTGAACTCTACCCTCATCCCATCACTCCCCAGCACGTACTCGCACACTCAGCGGCACGTGGTAGACCTTCGCGTCCGCGTCGTACTCATCCAGTTCGCCCTCGATGGTCACGCCATGGATAGGCGGATCGCTGGAGTAGTCGATCCAGCNGTCCAATGCCCGCCGCACAGCCGCGGCCACCGCCCGCGCCTCGGACCATGTCTTGGCCCAGCACGAGAGCTGCACCAGCGGCAACGACGCCCCCAGGCTGCCCTCGTGCGACGTCAGCCACCGACTGCTCACCCGCTGGTACGTAATGGCGGGCAGGGCCGCNTGCNGTCCCTTGTCTGGCCGGCCTCCGACCGGGAAAATCCGGGTGCCGACCAGGGCGGACACCTCCGGCGAGGCNNGCAGGCGCTGGCGNACCAGNANTTCGACCTCTANCGCCATGGCATCACCCCGTTACTGCTTGCCCTTNGCCTTCGCGGCCGCCTGGAGAACGGCCTCGCGGAACACGTCCCCGGCCTCCTGCACAGCCCGTGCGCCAACGGCGTCCAGCGCCGGCCGCAGCCAGGGGCGGGCCGCCATCTTGACGGTCCCGGTCTCATGGAANTTGAGGTAGAACCCGTGGTCGGTTGCCCCGATAGCGAAAGTCGCCCTGTCCGGCCACCGTTCGACGTTGATCCACTTGATGGTCTTGTAGGCGTGNCCCTGCCTCGGGTGGCTTGGTCCGCCAGGGTGCCGCGGTGCCCGCCGCCGGGCTTCTTCACCAATGCGCTTGGCCGCTACTCTGGCGGCCTTGGTGACGGTAGAGCGCTGGGTGTTGCGGCGCATAGCCTCAAAGGCCCGCAACACCGTCTTATGGCCCTGCATCTCGAAACGGATTTCCATGGGCCATCACCCGTCCAACGCGACAGGCTCCTCACCAGCGGCGTGCGTCACATACTCCACCTCGTGAGTCGTGATCTCGTCGAGGCTCGCCTCGATGCGAACGCGGCGAATTCCCCTGACCTTCTTGCCGTCGATATAGAGCGCCTTATCGTTTAACCCTGCGCCCTGCACGAAGATCAGCTTTGGCACCTCGTCAAACTCAAGAATGACGCGCTTCTTGAGGTTCATACGTCCCCCTCCCTTTCCCGGGGTCACTTGTTTAGAGCGGCTGCACAGACAAGCTCCGTCATCTCGCCCCGGTCGTAGGTGCGGATGATGTCGTAGCGGCGCCCCTGGTACCGCAGCGCCCGCTCGTCCTGGTACTCGAACGAGCGGACCTCGAACATGACCTCTGGCTGCAGGCCAGCCATGTGCGCCGCGTAGAACTCGCTCTGCCGCACCGACCGCCGGTTGGCGAACACCTGCCGGGCCGTCTCGACCTCCCGCATCTCGCCCGTGAGCGGGTCCTGCTCCAGCGTCCTTGACAGAAGCTCAATCACATCCCTAAATAGCACCGCTCACGCCTCCTTGGGCGGCAGATAATCTTGCGAGAGCGTCAGGGCGGCCACTAGGTGCTCGTAGGCACGGCTCAACCGCTCAGCGTCGGGATTGTCAAACCCGAATTCGGCCTTGCACTTGACGACAATGGCCCGCTTGATGAGTGGATCCAGCTCGTCATCTGCTGCGTCCACCTTCGCCGGATCAACGCCGGCGCGCTTGAGGTCCGCTTTGGCCGCCGCAATCAGATCTTGCACCTCGCCGTCATAAGCGGTGGTGCCGGGGCTGATGCGGAGAGCCACTTTGACGTCATCGAGCAGNGCCATCGTCCGTCACCTCAGCGAAAGTGAGCGCCGGGCACCAATCGGCGCCCGGCGCCACGTCCTTACTCGTCGCCGTTCCCGTTCGGCTCGGCCTTCTTCTTGATGAGCACCACGCCATTCGGATCGGCCAACTTGCCGTCCGCAATCATCGTGGCTTTGGAGATCCATTCGTCCGTGTTCTCGTCAAAGTAGCGGCGGAACGTGATCCCCATGTTCGAATTGACCATGTAGTCCTCCAATCGGACCAGGATTCCCACGACATCACCGACGCCCGCCTCGTCGATGGACGGCAGCAGGTCCTCCACCGCGATGACCTCGCGCCCCAGGAACCGCTCCTCGATGGAGCCGTCCAAGCCGTAGTTCACACGGGCAATGGGCTGACCGGTGCTGTCGACCATGCCGACGATATACCGGTTCCAGTCGGCGTCGTTCAGGATGAGCACCACGCCGGACCGGTAGGACCGCGGCACCTTGGCGAACACGCCAGGCCACGTCTCGTACTTGCCGAAATCGGTCGGCGACAACGACACGATCCGGTTCGCCGGGATGCTGTGGTTCACGATGCCCAACGGCTGGCCGGTGCCGGAGCCCGAAATGATGGCCTTGTCCAGCGCCCTGACCATCGCCTCGGCGATGTTGTCGGCAATCGTCTGTTCGAAGATAGGCAAAGCCACGACGCTGGCTACGAGCTCGACGGCGACCCGCACCTGCAGCTTGTGGTAGGAGAAGCTGATCGTGGCGTTGACCGTCTTCTTCTGTTTGTCCGCGACCTGGCCAGCGGCAAGCCAAACGGCCGTCGGTTTAACAGTCGAAACAGGGATCTCCAGGCCGCCCTGGACGCTGGTCTTGGTGACGCGCGACCAGATGCGACCAACCTCCTCCATCTTNTCCACGATCCGATTCAGAATCGTGGTCGGGATGACGGCGCCAATGTCCGAAGGCAACGTGGTTTCGTCGGCCCGGAACTCGAGAATATCGTTCTTGGCGCCCCGGGTGACGTACTCCATGAACGCCCGGCGGTACTCCATGGTATCGTACCGGTCGACGGCACGGGGCTCCACAGTGGCCTTCTGCACCGACGTGGAGTCGATCACCCGGACTTCGGGCGCCGTCCCGGCCTCGATGCTAGCCGCCACGTCCAGGCGCCGGCGCAGCTCCTTCTCCTCGTCGGCCAGCCCCTTCAGTTCCTTTTCCAGCGCGTCCAAATCAGCCTTCTCGTCGTTCTCCAGCAGGCCACGAATCTCGGCCTTGCGCGCCTCGATCTCCTGCAGACGCTTACGCAAGTTCATGTTCTCACACTCCTTACAAGTAGGTCTGGATGATCAACCGCTGACGCCGCTTCTTAGCCGCCTCCGCGGCCTGGCGCTCGGCCTCCGCCTGCGCCATGAAGTAGCTCCGCGCGTTGATGTAGGTATCCTGGTACGCCGGGGTATCCACCGCCGAGACGTCCCAGATGCGCTTGAACCTCAAAATGCGGCGGGTACGGGTGTCTCGGTCGTAGGAGTCCTCCGCGACCGTGAAAGCGAAGGACATCTTGTCGATGTCGCCCCGCTTGATAAGCTCGTACAGATCCCGGCCCGCCGTCGTGTTGGCCAGCTTCGCCCGCACAAGCAATCCCTCATCGTCAGGGATAAGCTCCAGGGTCTTGTTCCGGGTGCGGGCCATGACCATGACGTTGTCGCTATGGTTGTACTTGAAGGGCACGTCCTTGAGGTCGGCGCCCTCCAGTGCTCCGCGGGCAATAACCTCGTAGTACCGGACGCCGTCGATTTCAAACAAAACGGTCGGGCGCTCGTAAACGATGGCCCGACCCTCGACGATCATCTCCTGGGCATCCCCGGCCGGCTCGATGGCCCGCAGCTCGGCCATGCGGATTTCCCGCTGGGGCCGAACCGCCGCCCGCTCATCCCACTGGGCGAGGCAGACGGCGTACCGCTGCGACTCGTCNGGGAACTCCTCCTGCATGGTCTCGTCGGCCATGCAGCGCTCGATGAACTCGTCTTTCGTCTCGCCGTCATTCGGCTTGGGAAGCGGCATCACCATCGCCTCCTTCGTCGGACGGCGCTGCGCCGTCCGTCTCGTCCACCGGCCGTGTGTCCAGCCTGCGAATCGGAATGTCCCCGCCAGGAACTGGCGGCAGATTGAAGACCTCCGCCAGCTGGTTCCTTTTCCAGCGCGTCCAAATCAGCCTTCTCGTCGTTCTCCAGCAGGCCACGAATCTCGGCCTTGCGCGCCTCGATTTCCTGCAGTCGCTTCCGCAGGTTCATGTTTTTCACGCTCCCTTACAAGTAGGTTTGAAGAATCAGCTTGCGACGCCGCTTCTTAGCCGCCTCCGCGGCCCGGCGCTCGGCCTCCGCCTGCGCCATGAAGTAGCTCCGCGCGCTGATGTAGGTATCCTGGTACGCCGGGGTNTCCACCGCCGAAACGTCCCAAATGCGCTTGAACCGCAGAATGCGACGGGTCCGTGTGTCGCGGTCGTACTCGTCCTTCTCGACTGTAAAGGCAAAGCTCATCTTGTCCACGTCACCGCGACGGATCAGTTCATACAAGTCNCGGCCCGCCGTNGTGTTGGCCAGCTTCGCCCGCACCAANAGNCCCTGGTCGTCGGGGATTAACTCAAGCGTTTTGTTGCGGGTGCGGGCCATGACCATGACGTTGTCACTGTGGTTGTACTTGAACGGCACATCCTTGAGGTCGGCACCATCCAGAGCCCCGCGGGCAATAACCTCGTAGTACCGGACGCCGTCGATCTCAAACAAAACGGTCGGGCTCTCGTAGACGATGGCCCGACCTTCGACGATCATCTCATGCTCATCGCCCGCCGGCTCNATGGCCCGCAGCTCGGCCATGCGGATCTCNCGCTGGGGCCTGGGCGCCGACCGCTCGTCCCACTGGGCCAGGCAGACCGCGTAGCGCTGGTCCTCGTCCGGGAACTCCTCCTGCATGGTATCGTCGGCCATGCAGCGCTCGATGAATTCGTCCTTCGTCTCGCCGTCATTCGGCTTAGGAAGTGGCATTCGTATCGCCCCCCTCGTTGGCCGGCACAGCTCCGTCCGTCTCGCTGGTAGGCCGGGTGTCTAGGCGTCGAATCGGTTGGTCGCCACCCGGCACCGGCGCCAGGTTGAACACCTCGCGCCACTCATTCGGAGTCATGGCCCCGCGGTCAACCATTTCTCGCAGGGCCAGTTTCGTCGAAACCGAAGCATACTGCAGCCTGTTGGCCTCAAACACGACCTCGTTACCACGGCCGATCTCCCGATCCGTAAAGAGTTTGGAAGTAAACTCCAAGCTCATCTGCACGGCCAGCGGCTCGATAGTGCTCTCGTAGAACGCATTCCACTGGTCCTCGGTGTAGTTGCCCATGACGATTGCCTCGTTGACGCCAAAGTATCTGAACACGGCGTCCCGCAGCTCCTTCATCNGGGCCGCGTTCACCATCTTGGGTTCGGTGTTGAGCGGGATGTACTCGGCCTTCGCATCCAAGGCCGCAATCCCGCCGGCATTGGACACTGTGAGATACTCCTTGAC